GCCCATACCTGCTTCGCATCCTCGACCCCTAAATCAACACCATCGACAACGCCAGTGCTGTATTGCTTGATGAACTCACGGCCGTAAATCGAGGTCAAGCGCAGGAAGATTCGCTCTATCCACGCGGCTGGCAATGGTTGTTTTGGCATTGGTGGCTGAAACGTCATAAATCACCTCTCCGTTAATCGGTTTCTCAATGGGCTTGGTTTCTTTAGGGATTAGGCCAAGGCTTCTGCCGATAGCCTCTTGCTGTAGCTGTGCATAGGTCTTAGCTGGCTCCGTAGATCGCTCGACCACTTCATCCTCCCAGCAACGATGGCTAAGCCAACGTACAGGGTCTTTTCGATAGGCTTTGTCAGGAGTAGCTAGGGCATAGGTACGTGCTGCCCGAACAATGCGACTAGCTAGCGCATCATCGGGATTGATCTTGTTCCAAACCTTCTCGCAATCAGAGCGACCACGTTTCTTGTCATACGCATTCCAAAACATCTCGAAGTGTTCATTGACCGTTTCATCACTCACGCGAGCATTGCGAGCGATTGCCGAAGAGACTGATACAGTTCCTTTCCCTTCCCTTCCTTTCCCTTCCTTTCCTTTCCTTTCCCCTTGTGCATGCTTAAGTGGCGTGGGGCACGCGTCATCCACGCGTGGTTCACGCGTCAAGGTATTGATTTCATTGGGCTCTGGCAAAGTGCTCGGACTCTCACGATTGTTAATGACTTGATGGCGAGTGAAGCCAGGAATGGCCCCAAAATCGGTGTCATTTACGCGATACTGCACGACGAAACCACGCGTGGTTAACGCGTGAAGCACGCGTGAAAAGTCCACGTCATCGTATGGCAGACAACCTAGTTTCAATTGCTGTGGCACCCATCTAAATCGGCCCTCTCTATCGGCCTGGGTCCATAGGCCAGCAAACGCTACCCTTAGCGGTAAGCCTGTATCTCGCTCTGCCTCATAAAGAGCCCAATGGCTAAAAAACTCAGGCTTAATGGTTCTAATTCTTGCCATTGGAAACCTCGCCAAACGGTTTCTTGCTAAACCCTTCCAAATCCGTTCTGGCCCCCTCTGGAAGCAGAACACTTGCTGGATAAATATCTGGCCTGATGGTTTCCCGCTTTATCCTTCCCTCTGTATAAGCCTCAATGTTTAGCGCCTGCTGGTGGCTAGGCTTTCGCTTTCTGCGCAGCCAGTAACTTATGGATGCAGGACTAACTTGCAGCTCTCTTGCCAGGGCGTTCACCCCGCCAGTTTTGCCTATAAGCCAGATGAGCTCTTGCTCCCAGGCATCGAAAATATCGTCGTCATTCATGCTTCACCTGTTGACACTTGGTTAACGGACGAGATAATATTCTCTCATCGTTGACGCAGTGTCAATGATTAACAGCGAGGTTAGATACCTATGAAAATTGAAAATCAAATCGAGGCAATTCTGCTTTCGATTCAAATGGAGTGTCAGGTGGCGCTCTCTCACGTCAGAAATGGCGAATTTAAACAAGCCCGTAAAGTTATCGACAGCATCGATATGCAATGTTGGCACGCATTCAATTACATCGATGATCACGTTGATAGCGTTATGGAAGCTCAAGAACGCGCACACGCAAACACAGACAAAGACATTCCTTGGTGACCTATGGATATGCAAATCAATCGCGTTTCTGAGGTGACAATCTCAGGAGAAGATAGCGTTAACGGCCTGTTTTGGATGGAAATCAAAGTTAAATTTGCAGGCAAATCGCTCGTGTTGCTTGTGAGTCCAGACGAGCACGACAAGATTCAATTTAAAAACATCATCACAAACAAACAATGGTGCGAACTATGATACACAGTGAACAACTAAACGAGATTGCTACCGCCCTTGCTATTGCTCAAGGCGAGATTGAGAACGCCAGCAAAAATAGCAGCAACCCACACTTTCGCAGTAAGTATGCTGACCTTGCAGAGATACTTAACACGGTACGTCCTGTATTCGCAAAACATAGTATCGCTGTTGTGCAATCGCCCTCATACGCTGACGGTATCGTGTCCGTGACAACCACCGTTATGCACAAATCAGGGCAATACCTATCTGATACGTGTTATGCGCCAGCAACAAAGTTAGACCCGCAGGGCGTAGGCTCTGCAATTACTTACCTTAGACGTTATTCTTTAGCAGCCTTTGCAGGTATCGCACAGGAGGATGACGATGGTAACGCAGCGTCTAACCGGCCAGCGCCGCCAGCGCCATCAATGCAAAACATTGAATCGGCCGCTGACAAACTACGCGCATGCAAAACCCTTGATGACCTCAAGAAAGTATACGGCTCTCTATCGCCTGACATTCGACAAGCGCTTAACGGTCTTAAAGACAATCTGAAGGAGCAATTATCATGATGACCGAGGTAGGTTCAATGCTGCAAGGCAGCGAAGAATGGCACGCACACAGAGCAAGACATAACAACGCATCGGAGGCCGGTGCTGTTATGGGTGTAAACCCATGGTCGCCACGTAACCCACTTGAGCTCTACGATCTAAAAACAGGAGCGCTTGAGGTTACATTTAACCAGGCGATGCAACACGGCATTGATACCGAAGCAACTGCAAGGGCCTACGTTGAGCACCTGTTACGCGAGGATTTTACGCCATGCGTCAAAACCAATGGACGCTACAGCGCTTCACTGGATGGCCTTAGCTTTTTCGGTGAGACAGGGTTAGAGATTAAGTGCCCGATGAGCCTGGACAGCAAACTGTTTGATGTAACTACGCCTCAGCAAATTATCGATAAAGCGCCGCACTACTGGTATCAGTTAGTCCACCAGTTTTGGGTGCTGCAAGATATGAAACGTATTGTTTTCTGTATCTATCATGCAGAAAAACAAAACGTAATTATTATTGATCGTGAAATTGCAGAGCCGTATTTCAAGCCTTTGACCGATGCTTGGGAAGCCTTTAACGAACGCTTGGATAAGCGCGAGCGGCCTATTGATGAGGCTGTTGATGATAGCCAGGACTTTGAAATGCTTGTCGCAGCATACAAGCATGAAAAGCTTAAGCTAGAAGCCCAGGAAGCGGCGCTGAAGGTCGCTGAGGAAGCGGTTAAAGCCTACGCCAAGCGATCAGGAAAAACCGCTCTGAAAGGATTTGGGGCCACGGTAACGATGGTTACTCGGCAAGGCTCTGTTGACTACACCAAGGTTCCACAACTGAAAGGCGTTGACCTCGACGCTTACCGCAAAAAACCCACTAGCTACTGGATGATAAAACTATGAGCAATTTTGACCCTGAGATGAAAGGCACGTTAGGCGAAAACCTATATCGACGTAACGAGCGCGATGCAGACATGAAAGGTAAATGCCAGATCAATGGTGTTGAGTACAATATCAGTGGTTGGCTAAAGCAAGGCAAAAACGGTCAGTTTTATTCGCTGTCGTTCACCGAGCGCACACGCGACAAGGTTGAGCCTGGAAGCCGCATCATTGCGCCACCAGCGCCACGTAATGACATTCCTGATGACGAGGTGCCATTCTAATGACAACCGAACAACGTGTAGCAATAAAGAGAGCTATAAAAGCACTGGATGACGCCTTGTTTAGATTCAATCAAAAGGGCGTTTTCGAAGAAGATTGGCTAGAAGAAATACGGCTAGCTAGCCTTGCGCTGGAGGAATTACTCGAATGACGCCCGAGCGTTTACATCGAGAAGCTGAGGACCTGGGGGCGGAAGCCCTCAGCCTCATTAAACAGATTTTGATAAAGCACGATAAGGCGCTGCTGGAAGAGTGCGCAGCCATGCTCAAAGACAGTAAGCGTGTAAGATTAATTGGTTATGCGCACCCGTATGGCGTAGAGCAATTGCCAGCATATGCACAGCGCGGGGAGAAGTGGAGCACGCCCTTATCGTCTATTCCATTTGATGGTTGTATTAAGGTTTATATGGAGGAAGTATGAGCAAGCAGCGTGAGGCGCTGGAAAAAGCTATTGATGCTTTGGCGTTTATACACAAGTTTTCGCACACGGCTATAGATCAGATTGATGAAATCCGCGAAGCACTGGCCGAGCCGGAGCAAAAGCCGGTAGCTGTTGTTACTAGCCTAACGGGTGATCCGGTCACTATGTCGTGGCACCAGGAACACATGACTTTTTGCCTTGGTAATGCCCTCAAATACGTCTGGCGTGCAGGGTTAAAAGGCGATGAAATTGAGGATTTGCGTAAGGCTGTTTGGTACATCGAGCGTGAAATAGCAAGGAGGACAAAATGAACAAGCACACACCTGGGCCGTGGGAACGGCATGAAACTGGCCCTATCGTTGGACCTAAATTAGACGATAAGCCTGTATGGTTGCGTCCTGTAATTGCGCGGTTTGAGACTGGAGTAAAAGAGGCTGACGCCCGCCTAATCGCCGCAGCGCCTGAGTTACTGGAGGCGTTGGAAGAACTGTATCACCTGATTGACACCGCGCATGATGGGGACAGGGTATTTACGTTTGAACTGGCGCAGAAAGCACAAGCCGCAATCGCAAAAGCAAGGGGAACGAAATGAATGATGCTTATTTTTATGGTTTTGTAGTTGGAATGTGCGTAGGAATTGAACCCGCTCTGCCGATAGGCACAAAACTCTACACCTCACCACCGACCCGCAAGCCGCTAACGGATAGCGAACTGTGGGAAATGTGGGTGGAATCTCCAAGCGATGTTTTGCGTTTCGCCAGAGCCATCGAACGGGCGCATGGGATAACAGAGTGAGATAAAGACAATAAAATGAGATTCTACACCCCTAAGCAGAACTACCGAGGCATGGACCACGAGCGTGCCAAGAAAATACGCGAGCTATACCTTTCTCGGTCAATGACACAAAAGGAATTAGCTCAACGTTTCGGGGTGAGCCAGGGTACGATAAGCAAAATCATCAGCGATCAGGTGTGGGCAAATGAACGTAAAGTATAAATATCTAAACGCACTAGCACTGCCGCCAGTCTACGCAACCAAAGGGAGCGCCTGCTTTGATCTGCACGCCTGTAACTCACTTGAGATACCGGCAGGATGTAAGGGCAGAATCCAAACAGGGTTAGCATTTGAGATACCTGAAGGCTACGTCATGCTGCTATTTAGCCGCTCAGGACACGCCGCCAAACATAGCATTAGACTATCGAACTGCGTAGGTGTGATAGATAGCGACTATAGGGGCGAGGTTTGCGTTCTGGTGCACAATGATAGCGACACCCCATTCATAGTACGGCAACAGGATAGAATCGCTCAGGCAATGATTATTCCGGTTCCAGAGGTGCGACTAGAGCTAGGCGAGCTATCAGAAACAGAGAGGGGCGAAGGTGGATTTGGGAGTACAGGCAATTAGCACGAAGGCTTGCCCGTATTGCGGGAACACGTATCTCATATTGCTCAGAACGCTAAACATCAAATTCTGCGTTGATTGCAATGCTGAGATACCGTGGCCGTTAAACGAGGGGCAAAAGCCCCTCACTTAATAAGCTCTTTAAGACTAACGTTACCGATTGTGACAGCAGCAGCCAGCACGCCAAGGCCCCAGAACAACTTATGCAGTATGGACTTACCGACAGAGGCATAAATCTCCGTCGTCATCTTCTGCACAGCTAGTTCAGCAGCTTTTTGTGCTATGTGCTCTATCTGCTCATCAGTCAAAGCGGGAGCGCTTCTACGCTCCGGCCCGTCATAGCTTACTTTCTCGCCCATCTCAGAGCACCGCTTGTATCGCCGCGATCAGTTGTGCTTCCGTAGCGTCTTCAGGCAGGTCAACCAGGAAAGGCCCAACGAATGTACCATTAGGCCCATCCACGACAGCGACCACAGTCCAAGAGCTTTCCGAATAAACCGATTCAGATATGCGTATGGTCATGGCGCTGTGTACCCTTGTGCGTTGACATATACAGCTGCGGCCGTCGTGATACAGGCAAAGTTAAGCGCGGCGTTAGCAGATGTTTTGATTGGTATGTCGAAATTGACGCAGTAATTCGGAGCATTCGCAGGTAAGTGACCACGCCAGATAACTGTTGATGCGTCCTTAACTACCACTTCTGTTGCTGTCGCGCTGTTGTTTGAGAGCGTCATTGACTTAAGGTATCGACGCAGACCAGCACCAGCAGCAGCAGCGAGCACCACGTCAGTAGTATTGACGACACCACCAGCAGCCGAGGCATACGAGAATTCCAGTTCAGGAATTGTATATGGCCGAACCGTCAGCACACCTTGAAGCGTTGTCATCAAATCAGCAGTATCACCTGTAGCCACCGTTGTGTAAGCCGCAGACAATGCGCGACCAGCCAACCGCACAGGGTTGCCGGTAATGGCTGCATCATGCGCAGACTGACCGTTTAGAGGGCTTGAGGGATGGAGTGCAGCAACCAGCGCAGAGTTTGCCGCAGCCGCAGCGGTAGAAGGCTTAGTGACGTTAGCACGCCATTGTGGGTTAACGGGGTCGCTGAGGAACTGCGTGTTGCACGCAGTAGTGCCCATGCCGAATGCCGTACAAACTAATTGAGCAGCTGCGGCAGGAGGCGTAGCACCGGCAATAGCGATCATGTACCCAGGCAGCGTAGCCACGTCGAGCGCGGGAATTAGAATCGTTGCTACAGGCGTTATCGTGCTATTGATATAGAAATCAATCCGGTCTGCGCGACGGGCAATTGCTGTGTAAAACGGCAAATTGTCGGTTGCAGTGTATGCCACTGCTACACTGTTTGTTTTGACGCTGTTTTGATAGATAACAGCGGTAATGACACCCGCACCATCAAGCTCGAAACCAACACCGTTTTGCGTTGGTAACGCAGTGGTAGGCGTTGTAGGTACAGCACCCTGACCCCAAAAGCGCAACGTATTAGCTTGCACCACATTGGGGATAATCATCGTCATGCCCTGCGCTAAAAAGCTTAGACCATCAGGAGCAAATGACGATTGGGTGCTGAGGCCACCATATGCACTAGCAGTGGTGCTAGAGTTCATAACCAGGTTGCCGGTTACAACAGATGCGGTACCCGTTGCCAGCTTGGTCGTCCATTTGTTGGTCGTATCAAGCGAATCAAAAGTCTCTGTAAACAGAGCTGTAGGCTCGTTGGTTACACGCAGATAACCGTATTGAGTTACACCTGCCTCAACGCCGTTGGACCCTAGCACAGAGCCCAAATCTTCGTTCGTCATAGGACGGATAGTTCCGTCAATCGCGTCTTTAATGTGTTGCAATGCCATTGTTACGCCCCCTTCTTCTTAGACTTAGACTTACCGGCTTTAGCGTATGCAGCCGCGCTTGCTTGAGCAATTGCAGCCTTCATGCTTTTAGGTTTGCTGGTACCGATCTTGCCGGTTTCTTTGTATCCACCGACCATCTCCCCGATGTTCTTAGAGATCGTCTTTTTGGACTTTCCTGATTTCAATGGCATTGCTTGTCACTCCTGGTTGAGTGCCCACTTTCCGGTATGGACGAGGGCTATGAGACAATTTGATTATAGGTCACTTCTTCTTCGCGGTCTTTGCTGACTGCTTAAAAGCTTTGGCAGTAGGCGCACCTTTTGTTCCAGGCTTTCGCATGGTTTCGCCTGAGCCTTCTTTAATGCGCTTACGCTTAGCATGGATATTCGCGTACAAACCTTTCATAACTACCTCTGCAAAAGTTTTGCTTCGTCTTCACGGCGCTTAGTTAAGCCTAGAAGCACCTTGCCGCCAGCTTTATCCCACCGCTTGATCTCATGCACTGCTGATATCCAGTCGCCAGCATCAACGCGCTTTTTTAGCGTAGAACCGGCATACGCGCCAGCTCCACAGTTGTAGATAAAATCCGCGATAGCCGCCAGCTTGCACTCTTTGCCAGCCAGGATTGGCGAGGCTTTGAGAGCCGCATCAATAGCAGCCTGAGCGTCTTTCTCTAGCCTCTCGTCAGCCTTCTCTTGAGTCCAGATGGTGCCCTCGCGGATGTATCGACCCGTGCTACCCCAGCCGATAGTCCACACACCCGCAGGGCATTTATAGGCAATCAGAGTGCCATCAGCCTGACGCTTGTGACACCCTTCGTATTTCTTGATCAGCTCTAGCAGCGCTTTCATGGTTTATCTGCCGTTAGAATTCCAACGCCGCCTGCCAGGGCTAAGCCGATCGTAATAATGGCTTCTCCCATTTGCGGAGCAATGGGCACACCGCAAGCAGCAGCCAAGAGAATCAAGCCGCGCCAGGTGGACGGTTCTTTCAATCGTGCTGCGATGTACTCTTTCATGGCTATTTACCTTTCTTCTTGGTTTTCTTAGCGTAGGCTTTCAATGCTGCCATCTCTGCCTTGTCTTCCATTGCTTCCTTCTTCATTTCAGCCTTGGTCTTAGGCTTTTTGGCAGGCATGGCGATAGCGATCATGATTGCAGGCATTTTGCCCTTTTTGCCGTTCTTCATCATTGTGCAAGACTCCTAAGTTCGACTCGTAACGTTTCCGCCTGTGTTTCTAACGCTGCAATCCTGGCAGAGTCGCCTTCTCGCAGCGCACGTATGGATTTCATATCTATCAATTGTAGTTCAGCATGGATTTCTGCGATACGCGGATTAGGAATAGGGTCGGCAGGAAGTGGAGTGTTACCTTTAGCTACCCACGCTAAATAATCGCGGTAATCATAATTCTCTTCCGACATTCCAATTAATGCGTTGTCAGATAATCTAAGTATTGCTGGCAAATGCGTTAGCTTATACATATCAGATACCCACCAATGTTAATTCTGAATTTATTATGCACGTAGCCGTTCCACCCAATGTATTTGTCGCCGCTTGCTGATAGCCGTCTAAGTTTCCAAAAATTTGAATCCCTGACCCTTGGTTTGGCGTTGCTGTAAACGTTGGTTGTGCACGTTTTCTAACATGATTATTTGTGATTGCTTCAATACCCGTAGTAGTTGTTCGCATTGGGTAATAGTCTTGAGTTTCATAATAGCGCTGAGCCAATGTTAACTCTAAAGCGTAATGCCTATGCTCGAATGGCGTATAACTGCTTCCGGCTTCAAGCTGTACGCCCGTAATCGCAAAAATATTAGACGTACTATCTAAACAGTTAACTTGGTTACCTGTGCTTATGTAATTTCCAGTCTGCCAAGAATTTGTCATTGATGTTTGATTTGATGAAGAGTTAGCAAGAGCCCACGTTGCTTGTAACCCTATATCGCTAGTCCAGTACCAAGTGCCAGCAGTAATAAGGCCGCCCGTTACTGTTACGCTTTTGAATTCCCATGTGTCAGCAGCATTAATAGTGTATTCCGAAACCCATGATCGGTTTGAGCCACCATTTCTGAAAGATACACAATGCGTCCCTGTTTTTGTGCTTCTAACCCAAAACGATAATGTAAACGTTCTGCCTATTAAATCACGTACCTGGAACCCTTCTATTAGTTGTCTAATAGCAGAAAAATCACCCGCACCAATGCTTGTGTCAGCAGTTGTTACGGCAATTCTTAAAGAATATTGAAACTCGCTAGCGCTGCTAGGAACATCAGAATTTTGTGATACCGTAACAACGCCTGAACCACTCCCACCGTAATACCAACGGTCTAATGTATAACTGTTAGCGCCAGTGAGACTTGTAAAACTCGTTCCTCTCTGAGCGACTATCATTGAGCCATTCATTATTTTGTTGCGAGAACCAAGCTCATAGCCGCTGTTTTGTAGTTTTGATGGTGTTACCGCTCCATCTGCAATCTTTGCAGTGGTCACAGCGCTACTTGCTATTTTTGCCGTTGTCACAGCATCATTAGCAAGCTTTGCAGACGTTATTGAGCCATCAGCAACCCCTGTTACTGAAATATTATCCTCAGTCCAAATTGTTGTGCCATTAGCGTCTTTTAAAATGAACTTGTAACTTATTGCCACGTCAAGCCATATCATTTTAATGGTTGTAGGCTCGCCCCTGGAGTCCAGCGTAACGCTAGTGCCTGCTACGGTACCGCTAATATCTGAATACATATTAGTGGGCGTGCTGGTGCCTGCCACATAAGCATTGAGCGTACCGCCGACTAAGGGGTCGCCTAGATTGTCGAAAAATTGAGGAACTACGTTTATAAGCGGTAGGTAAGCCATGTATCACCCCTATTGAGCCATTTGTTGGCTTTGCATGTATTGTTGCATCAGCGCATCTTCTTGCAGCTGCATTTGCATTATTTGATCTGCCGACAACGCCCTGGCTGGAACACGCTGAGCTATTCGGCCAATAGCTGGTCCTGGCTGTCCCATCATTGTGCCTTGAGGCTCAAACGCACGCATGTTTTTAAGAGTTGTGGAAAGGCTTTGCCTTACTTTAACGGGAATTTTGCGCCCTAACTCTTTTTCTATTTGCTTTACGGTGTTAATTACAGATTGCTGCGGCTTTGTTCTGTTAAGAAGGATATTGGTTAATGTTTTGCTATTAAACAAACTTTGCGCACCTTTTTGGAAAAGGAAAGACGCGCCACCAGCAAGCATTGCGTTTTTAATTGCCTGATCTGTTTCGCCTTCAGTCAACAATGTTCCACCGCCAGCAAGCAACGCAGCACCAGGAGACAGCACTCTATCTAGCGCTAAATTTGCAGCTGTTCCCGAATCTGGCATCTTATCCTGTAGTTGCTTTCCAAGCCTTGCGAGATCGCCAAGCTTTGCCTTTCCAGTGGCGAACCCTTGTTTGTTTTGCTGTCTGACCACGTTATATAAACGCGTAGGCGATATTGTAAAATCAGGCTCTATAAGGTTGTTATTAACAATAGTGCTAAGCGTTCCCCATTCCGAACGTGCTTTTGCCCATGCCGCTTGCTGTTCTTTGCCAAGCGTTTTCCCAACAGAGTCATCAAGGATGCTTACCATTTGCGACAAATACGGAGACAAATCTCTATTTTGAGACTGTGGCTTTGTCATGCCGTAAGCAAGGTTGCTTAATTCTGTTCGAAGCGCTCTATAAGACGGGCCAAACATTTTGTCTTGGCCTGTTACGCCTGACTTTCCTGTTCTTGTTGCAACACCATCAATAGCGCCAACGCCTAGACCAGAAAATGGCTGCAAAGCTGCTTGTGCTTTGGCCACGTCTGCTGCCGCCTCACCTGCTGCCTTTCCTGGGTAAAGCCTGCCGAATATCCTATTAATCTGAGCATCAACAATGCCTGCCTGATTGCTATTAGGACCATAAATAGCCCTAACTTCTTCACCAATTCCGCGAAGCTTTGCGAGGTCTTTTTGATCAATAAGAATATCGGTATCTTCGACTAAACTTTCAAATGTTTTGTTTAAGCGCTTGTAGGCGCTATCCATTACTTCTTCTGTAGCTTGAGGCGCATTTATTCCGGCTCTCTTTAATACAGAACGCGAAAATTGCTCTCTTTGCTTTGCAATTACTTCCGCTTGCTTGGTTGCAGTGAAGGGAAGCTTGGTAAGGCGCGATTTCACTTGTTCATAAAATCTATTGCCTGTTGCTTGGGCCAAATCCAAATCAACGCCTTCCTTAACAGCAACGCTTAAAACCCTCTCAAGCTCTCGAGACTTTTGTTCTGTGAAACGGCTTGCAAGGGCTTTACCTGCTTTACCGGCGGCCGAAAAAATACCTTGCGCTGCTGCACCAGTTGCCCCGCCAATCGCGGCCTGACCAAGAAGACTCTCATATTGCGTAACGGGCTTTGTAAGCTCTAAGCCTGCCCCTGCTGCTCCTGCCATAGCAACTCGACCGGCAGTCGTAGCACCGCCACCAGGGACGCCAAGTGTTAGTGCAATATCAGTAGCTAAAGCACCTGCTTGACCTGCCCCTGTTTCCATCAATGGACGCTCTAGCGCACGCTTTTGCTCTATCTCTTGCGTAGTCTGCGCAAGTTGTTCAGGCGTGCCAGATACACGCTGAGCTATTCCTTGTGCAGCCAATGGAATATCCGCAAATCGAGCGCCAGCACCAGCAAGAAACTTAAATACATCCTCAGACAACGGCACGCCTGTATCAATGTTTCCAACTCTTAGTGTCTGACCTGAATATAAATCGGCAGGGCTAGGCTGTACTTGCGCTGAAGGCTGAACGCTTTGTTGCTGCGCTTGCTGCTCTGTCTGTTTGCGCAAGTCTTCGTCCATGCGCATCCTTGCTCTTGCAGTTGCAATTGCCCGTTGCTGCTCTAGTGTCATCTGCGCCATAAAGCTTTCTCCTGTGGAGACATATATTTCCAAAGCATTGGGTCAACACCCTCTGGCGGCTCATCTTCGCCTCGTTTTGAACCTCTTTTTGCGGAACCCTCAATTGGCTGTTCAAGATCAACAATTTCACCATAGCGTGGAGCGGGAGGGGCTTCTGGTGGTTTTTTGGCTTGACCAATAACAGATTTTCTTTCAGAAAGCTCAAGCTTTCTTAGCCTTAAGTCTTCTTTTGCAGCATCAATTAGTGTATTTGTTTGCTGTTCAAGCAAATTTAATTCATTCAAAAAGTTTACATCACTTGTCTCAAGGGACAGCGCATTTAACATGCTATCCAGCCTTTGTCCCTCTTGGTTTGATAAGTTTCCTAAGCCTTTCATTACGCTAACAGCTGTAGAAAACTCTTGAGACTTAAACTGATTAAACTTAGAAATATAATTTTGAGCGTCTGAACCTGGCCTTTGAAAAACACCAGGTAAATTTCTTTCAAATCCGGTTGCTTGTTCTCTTCCTGGCGCAACCTTAAGCTTTTGAATAATGTTTAATCTTCTTTGAAGTTCTTTAGTCGCATTTTCTGCTTTTTTTGAGTCTTCAAGCAAAGATTCGTTTTCTTTTTTAAACAAGTCTTCTTGAACCTCTTGCTGCGCAAGAACATTAGCAATTTCAGGCTGTGTTGAGCCAAGACCAGCAGCTGAAGGTGGCACATAAATAGGTTGACCAGTATCGGTAAACTGACCTGTAGGCTGCATAGGGACGCCACCTAGCGTAGCTGTTGGAAGCCTGCCTAAAACAAATAGCGCTTTTTGTCGGTCTTTTTCAGGAAGACTCATTATCTTAGTTAAAAGCTGTTCTTGAGCACCAGGTTTCTGCCCTGTTATAGCTTGGGCAATAAGACTTTTACCTTCTTCGCCCTCTGCCAAACCATACTGTTGCAATAATTGTATTTTCCTATCCACTTCAAATTGTTTTGAGGGCGCATACCCAAAAACTCTTCCGCGCTCTTGGGCAGAGTTATACAAATTTGTAAAAGTTCCAAAATCTTTATTTGCAACAGCCTGCGCTAACGCTGTTTTTGTATTTTCATCAGCGTACTTGGATTTATTTATTGCGCTAGATAAACCTTTCCAATCGGTATCTTTTTCGCTTGCACCAATAAACGGTTTAGCTTCTAACGAAAGAAAATAATCATTTCTTGCAGATAGCTTATCGACTGCTTCTTGTTGTTGAAGAGCAAGTATTTGATCTTGAATTGGCTGCAAACGCTTTTGTCTTTCGCGCTCTTCCATCATTTGACGCATTGACATAAGCGACTGAGCTCCTTGCAAGCCAGTCGTTAATGCTTGGCCTAAATCTATGCCTCTAGCCATCAAAGGTATATTTGGGTCGATTGCCATTTCTTACCTCTTAACCAAATTTGCCGCCAACAAGGCCTGCTGCACCCAATGTAGCGCCAGCGCCTAACAGACCTTGGAACATTTGAGACTGAGCGTTTGCAGCGCCAACCTGTGCTGCTGCCAGTGCATTTGCTTGCTGCCCCAACAAACCACCGATATTGCCAGCTGCCGATTGTATGCCTGCCGCTTGGCCTGCTGCTGCCGCCTGACCAAGTTGAGCGAGGTTGAAAAGTTGCTGGTATTGACGCTCTTGCTCGCCAATGCGCTCGCCAAGCAATGCCTGACGTGCCGCAAGCTCCTGACCGAACAGCTGGCCTCTTTCGCCTATCAGCTGGCTGCGCAATGCCATAGCTGTGGCTTGCTGTTGTTGCTGTTGAGCCAGTAGCGCCTGACGCGCTGCCAAGCTTTGCCCGAACGTCTGACCTTGCAGCGCTGCTGCCTGTTGCTGTGCTGCTAAGCTGCGACCGAATATATCGCCTGTTTCAGCACCCGCTAACTGACGAGCCGCCAAGCTGCGACCAAACACGTCACCAACCTCTGCACCTGCAAGTTGGCGTAGTGCCATTTGCTGTGCGAATGCTTGTTGAGCCTCGGCACTGCCAAGTTGTCGAGCGGTAACAGTCTCGCCAAACACTTGACCGCCTTCACCCATAAGCTGTTGTCGTGCTGCTAATTGCTGACCGAATTGACGCGCTGCTTCTGAGCCTGCCAATTCACGCAACGCAAGCGCTTGTTGGAATGCCTGACCACCTTCTGCTCCTGCAATCTGACGCGCTTGCACCTGTTGGGCAAAAGCACGTTCTGC